CCAGACATGGCTGCGCCCCGTGTCCAGCATCCTGCCGCCATAGACGTCCGACCATGGATTGGCGGCCGGATCATCCCAGTGTTCCTGCATGGCGCGCAGATACTGCATCTGGATGAAATCGTCGCGCCGCCCCGAGGAATATTTCGGCAGCATCGATTCGGACGAATGCGGATCGAGAAACACGTTGGGCTGGTTAGTCGCGCGATCCAGCGCCGCGCAGCCGATCTCGGTGAACCAGACAGGCTTGGATCGCGGCACCCATGGGCCGGGCTCGGCCGCGCGGCCGGCATCCGTGCGATCGTGATGCAGGTTTTCCCACCAGGATCGCAGATCCTTCCAGGCCCAGACCCAAGGCTCGCCGTGATCGCCATCCCTGATCGGCGTGCGGCGCTGGTGTTCCTGCGCATCGAGACTGTCGTAGTACCAGTCGATGCCTTCACCCCCGCCGATGCCCGCCTTCAGATAGGCCAGATCATGGATGCTGCCGTGCCCGGCATCCGCATGTGCACGCCCGTCCCGCCAGTCCGACAGCGGCATGTAGTTGTCGATGCCGATGAAATCGATGTTGCCGTCCGCCCACAGCGGATCGAGGTGAAAGCGGCGATGGCCTTCGGCGGTCACGCAACCCCAGTATTCCGACCAGTCCGCCGCATAGGAAATGCGGCATTCCGGCCCCAGGATCGCGCGCACCTCGGCTGCAAGCTGGCGCAGCGCGGCCACGGCGGGAAAGCCGTCGCCCGCCCCGCGGATCGTGGTCAGGCCGCGCATCTCGGACCCGATGCAGAAGGCATCCACGCCCCCTGCCATGCCACACAGGAATGCCTGGTGCAGGATGAAGCGGCGAAATCCCCAGTCCTGCGGATCACCGCCGAAACCGATCATGCCCCCCTCGATCGAGAAATCCGTGCGGGACGCATGCCCCATGAAGGCCGCGACCTGCGCCTCGGCATCGGGGCCGCGATCGGGGCTGCCGGCACGGCCCGGCGCCACCGACAGGGTGATGCGCCCCCGCCACGGCATGACCGGCTGATCCGCCGCCCCTGTCCAGGGATCGGTACGCCCATTGCCGGGCTGCTGGTCCATCAGGATGAAGGGGTAGTACATCACCGACAGGCCAGCGGCACGCAGCGCCCGGATCCCCTCGACGACACCCGCATCCGTGGGCGTGCCGCCATAGATCGGGCGGCCGTCGCGCTGCGCGATCCGCCGCGCCTCGCGCCGGCCAAGGCCCGCGACATGCCAGGGCTGAGGGGTGCCCTCGAACTCCGCCTGCTCGACACCGGGGCGGATCGTGCACTGGCCGCAGCGCAGATCGTCGCCGATCCAGCTGACGACCATGGAAACCGAATGCACATTCGGCAGCTCTCCGCGCAGCTGCGCGATGGATGTCTGCAGATCGCTCAGCCCGCTGGCGGAATTCATGTTGGCACTGCGCCCTGCGCCGGGGTGCCAGACATAGCTGACCGGGGTGGTCGACAGGGAATATTCGCCCGTCCCCGGGATCATGGCCACCGCACGCACGGTATCGGCCATCCCGCGATGCGCCTGCTGGGCGGGACGGACCACCTCGAAGGCGAACTGCGGCACGCGATTGCCCCAGGGGCCCAGCTGCAGGCTGTCGATCACGACATAGGCCAGACCGCGCCACGCAGGCACCTCGCCTGCCCCCTCGAAGGCCTCGATCAGCGGATCGGGCAGCTGATCGAGGCCCCCGCGATGGATGCGCAGGTTCAGCGAAGCCGGCGCGATCTCCTGGCCATCCGCCCAGATGCGGCCCAGATGCAGGATCTCGCCCTCGCACAGCGCCAGCGCCAGCGAGACCGAATAGCTGAATTCCGTCACCTCGGGATCGGGGGCACGCGGGCTGCCGACCATGCCGCCCTTGCCCCCCCCTCCGCCGCCACCTCCACCACCGCCCCCGCTGCGGTGGACCTCCTCGTGGAAGGGCGAGGCCCAGATCACCTGGCCGCCCAGCCGCAGACGCCCCCAGCCTGTCGCCACGGGCTGACCCTCGCCCGCCGTCATCAGGCGGAAACGCTCGATGCGGCCCATCTCGACCGGGGCCGATCCGCGCCCCATCACCCGACTGTCGATCGCCCGCCCGATGACGGCCCCCACCGCACGTCCGACCGTGGCAGCCGACACGCCCAGCACCGTGCCGCCGATGGCGTTTCCGACCGATGCGCCGACCGCCGACAGCATGATGGTTGCCATGATGAACTTCTCCCTGTCGGTTGGTGGATCAGACCGGATCCGCGGCCCAGCGGAAACGGCCGGCGATGCGGGCCTGCCAGGCCTCGGCCAGAGGGCTCTCGAGGACGGCATGTCCGGCCATCGCGTGAACGAAGCTGGCGTCGGACCCGACCCTGGCCTGAAGCCCCATGTGCTTGGCGATGCGCCCTGCCCGCATGCGGAACACCAGCACATCGCCCGGCCGCGCCGCCGTCAGCGGCACCTCGAACAGCCACAGCCCCGCCGCACGCAGCAGCACCTCGTCCTGGGCAGGCTCGGCCCAGTCCGCGGTATAGGGCGGCACGGCACAGGGTTCGCGACCATGGATCGCGCGCCAGACCCCGCGCACCAGACCCAGACAATCCGTTCCCGCCCCGCGATGGGATGCCTGATGCAGATAGGGCGTGCCGATCCAGGCCCGCGCCTCGGCCAGGGCCCGTGCCCCGATGTCGCCCAAGATGGAAACCTCAGCCATCGCCCCTCCCCGCCGCGGGCGAGACCAGCAGCCAGCTTTCATCGCGCAGCCAGGGAAAGCCCTGGAAATTGACCAGATTGGCGAACCTGTCCCGGCAGGTCTCGCGGCGGCGATCGCATCCGACGATCATCCTGACACGATCACCCGGACCGATCGGCGCACGCAGGGCTGACCACAGCTCGATCAGCCGCCCCTGCGGCATGATCCGGTCCGCCCGCACCACCCCCTCGAGCCCCGCCGCCGCACCGTCGAGCATGACCAGCCTGCCCCCCTCGAACCAGCCGGCCGCGCGGTCATGGATGGCGGGCAGCCACAGGCGGGCCCCGTCATCGATTTCCTGGATCGCCGTCTCGACCTGCCAGCCGCCACCCGCCAGATCCACCCGGCAGCGGTTGTCACCCAGCACGGCCGTGCAGCCGCGCTGGTAGACCCGCCCCTGCGGCTGGTTCAGCGCCTCGCTCAGACCGCGCATCTCGGCACGGAAGGCCCCGCCAGACCAGCTCACCTCGCCGATCGAGCCGCGAAAATCGATGCGGCGCTCGGCGACATCGGCCCAGTTGACCGTCCATGCCGTCACCTCGGCCCCGTCATAGCGCCCGGCCCGCAGATCCTCCTCGGTGATGGCATCCGAACTCAGCGCCCCCCTGGCCTCGGTATTGTCGACGGCCATCCCCGTGGTCGCGCTCAATGCCAGCGCCCCCAGACCGCTGCCGGCCATGTGGCGCACCCCGTCGAAATGCAGGTCCAGATCGTGATCGGTGAAACCCAGCACCACCCCGTCGCGCCGCGACAGCCGCCAGCAGCGTGCAAGCGTGGTGGTCCCCATCGCCAGATGCGCCCCCAGACCGCTCATTCGCGCACCTCGACGACAGGGATCGACGGAACATCGCCCGCCTGGAAATTCGCGACCGAGACATGGATGCGATCGGTGTCGAAGCGCACGGGCACGTCGAATTCGAACCCCGCATGCAGCGTCACCCCCAGGGGCAGCGGCTCGTCGAGCACCACGACAGCCCCCTCCAGCCGCCACCCCTGTCCTTCGGGCGGCAGCAGATCGCCGATCGCCACGAGGACGCTGCCGGACACCGGGCGGGTGATCGGCCGCCACCAGGTCTGCGCCCCCGACACATAGGCCTTGCGCAGCCGGTAGTCGCGCGTCTGCCCGTCCCCGACCCCCAGCAGCTGGTCACGGTGATCGGGCGCACGGCTGGGGGGGCCCGAACGGAAATCGCTCCAGTCCTTCCAGCGAAAGGCATGCAGCTGCCCCGATCGCGCCTCGAAGAAGGCCACGACCTGCGCCACCTCGTCCAGCGCGCGCAGCCCCATCCCCGCGTCCCAGCGCCTGCGCGACTGGGCCCAGGGCGTGTTGCGTTCCTCGAACCCGTTGGCCAGCGTCACGATCTCGGTGCGCCGTTCCGGGCCGCCCAGCGCCCCCAGCCCCAGGCCCGCGGGAAATCTGACATCGTGGAATGCCATGCCTCGTCTCCTCATGCGTTCCTCTGTCCCAGCGACAGCGCCCGCCCCATGCGGGCCGCGATCTGGCTGTGACTGCGGCGAAACCCTTCGGCATCGGGGGTGGTGATGTTCATGACCACGCTGACCTGTCGCGCCCCCCCGCCCCCGCCCGCCTGAGCCACGCCCAGCCGGCCATCGGGGCCGCGCGTCAGCGGCAGGACCGCCTCGGGGCCTGCCTCGCCCATCAGCCCCGTCGCCGCCCCCCGCATCGGAAAGACGGTAGGCTGGCTGACCAGCCCCC